TTGTCGCCAAAGCGAATGATCTTTTCCTTGCCGTTGGCGCAAGCCTTCACAACAGACTTTTTGCTAGACCCCGCCGCTGCGCGGCGAGGTTTATTGCAGGGCATCTTGGCCTTATTTACGCGCTTGGACGCCGCCATTAGCTTGGCTCGTCAGGCCAAGTAATAGTCTCGCTGTCAGGCCAGTTCTCATCAGCCGTGGGCAGATTGCGAAGCTCGGCTCGGTAAGTTGCCCACGCCGCCTTTTGGTCAGAAGACAAAGGGCTGTCGGCTGCTTGCGTCCAGTCGCAACTAGCAAGACGAGCATCGCGTAACAGTCGAGATGCTTTGGCTTGGCGCTCATCTGCTAAATCGGCAATCTGAGATTGGACCATTGAGTGAAAGGAATTTTCTGCTTCCGTCATCTCACGGACGACGCCGTTTTTATAAATAGTAGCCATTTATCAATCCTTCATTTGTACTTCGACGACAACGCGACCGTGGTTGAAAGTTCCGTTTGTTGCGTATAAACGTAACCCCCCCTCCCACGGGTCGGGTGTTGTGTCGTTTGAGTAGCAACCCCATGCGCCTTGCTCGTTGTAATTGTAAGTGTTGCTAGAGTGCTGCCAGCGCATATGGTAAGAACACCCACCGCTCTTATTGTAATTGTTGCCAGAGCCCTCGCGCCAAGGTACGAAGTTAAAGCTCCCTGTCATACCAAAGCCGTATGAGTATCCAGTTTGCGTAAATTGTTGATTATAGTTAGGGAACTTCATCCAACCTTGGTTGGAGTTGTACTCTTGCGAACCCCCCCATTGGCCGTCCGACTGACCGCCAAGATAGCCACTGGTTATTGGAGAGCCGCTGCTATTTAGCCCATAGATATAAAGATACGAACCGCCGTTTGTGGCAATTTCGTAGATATTTAAACGGACACCAGCAATATTAGCGTAAGAAATTTCTGAACTTATATCCGACCACTCAATATCAAGGACGCTCGCGGGATTGACATTGAAGTCAAAGGTCTTCTTGTATGCCACGCCACTACTAACGGCGACATATTCAAGAGCGTCTGCACCGCTGTTGACCGCAAGTGTCTGACCAGCCGTACCTATCGTAGCTGGAAGGGCCGCAGGGTTGAACTGTAGCTGCCCAGAGCCGTCAGTGGTTATGGGCTTGTTCGCAGTCCCGTCGGCTGCTGGTAGCTTTAATGGAGAGTACGCAAGCGTACCACTTCCGTTTGTGACAAGAGGTGCGTTAGCGCCTCCGTCTGTCGAGGGTAGGGTGAAAGTCGTACCCCCGTTTTTTTGTATCTGATCTACTACGATCTTACTCATTTTTTCATCCTTTCAAAACGAGTGGGGGTTAATTTGGCTTACGGCGTTTCGTGCCGTAGATGGTGTAAATACTTGGGTGATCGTCGTCTTGCGTCCAATTTCCATTACTCGGTCTGAAGTAGAACCCGTTGGGTACAGCACTGTTTTGTAGTTGCGTGCGCCAGTTGGCGTAACCACTTCTGGTTTGGTAGCCACCAGACTGGCCGTGCCAAAACGTGTAGTCTCCCACCACCATGCTGGGTATGCTGTTGGATGCGTTCGGGTCTGGGAAGTAAAGGTTAAATTCAAAAACTTTGAACGAATTATCTGATTGAGCGTCGTCCAAGGTATTATTTGAACCGAAGGTGTAAGTTTCTCCAGAGGTATTATTGCTGAAAAAACTTGTACCGTAATAACCAGAGGCAGACCAGTTTTGGGCCATTATCCTAGTCGTCCCATTCATGCATCCAAAGTAAACGAAATTCGAGTTGTTTTGTGTGTGAACACGAGAACAACGAATATGAAAGTGGTCGTACTGCTCTGTGTCTAAATCTTTAAACTCTATTGCGTCTACACCACTTGCATCCAACGCTACTTCTTGTAGCTTTCTTCTGGAAAAGAAGGCGTCTTCAACGTCATCAAGGGTGATGCCAGATGAACTAGAAGCTGACGCGCCACCAGATGAAGAATTTAGTCTTAAACTTCGGCCCATACTACACCTCGACAAACGTTACAGTTGAATAGATGGATGTGGAGCTGTCTTGGTTTTCAAGGTACAAGGTGTCGCCGCTATTCAAAACCAACCCGTTGCGCTCAAATGTGCCGACACCAACCCCATTTTCTAAAAGACCTCCTTGTGGGATTAAAGAAAATCCAGTGGTACTTCCAAAAACAGCGGCAGCATTACCTGAGAGAATAGCCCTAGCTTCATTGCTCTTATTGTCCGAGCCAACAAGTATTGCGTTCTCAATTCCCATGTATTCTGAGGCTGTCTTCCAGTTAATCAAGTCTGACGAATACAAAGCGTCGCCTCTGTTGTTGCCTGTGAAGCAAACCCAAAGTGATGCGCCAATTCTCATCGGCTGCGTCGTCTTCTGTGTAAGGTCGTGGGTCGCTACCTCTTTCTGGCAGACGTTATCGAAGTTTGTTCGACTGTCGCCACTTGTGAAAACGTCAGCGTGGTTGAACGACCAAATCCCCTTGTCTGCTGTCGCAGAGCCTTGCATGTTTAGGTAGTACCTGTCGGTAGTCGGATTGTACTTAATCCAACTACAAGAGTAGCCACCACCCCAATTAGTAGCAAGCCGAGCGTGATAGGACTGGCCGTAGTTGACAAGGTCAGACGGGCCTGCGCCGCTTTGGCTGTCTTT